CTATGCCGGATCTGCATCTTGAAGCGAGTCCTGCAAGCATGTCTCGGCGTAGTATCCCATTCCCTTAGGAGTAAGCTCATAGCGCATAAGCGTCTTTGACCGCACAAGCCCATAGTACTCAAATAGGTATATCAAATCTTTTATTTTCGATGCAGGCAATTCAGGTTCATTTATAGACTGCTCAATAAGTATCGACATGAGGGACACTCTTACAGAATCCGATATACTATATGTATCTATCGTCTGCACCATTCTTTCAAAAACTGACTTTAGTTGAAATTTATGTGACGACCTTTTCTTTCCACCAACTCCCCTATAGGCGAAGTTTATCTGCATCGTCTTTGCCATGTTTCTTTCAAGTTCGACTAATGCGTCACTATCCTTCCCGCCTTTGCCTAGAGCTCCCTTTAGTCGCATATTCTCCTGGATAAGCTCAGCGTTATTCAGAATAATTTCGTCGGAGGGTACAACGTCTCCACGGATCCATCCGGTCTGTGGCATTTCGTTGAACGCAAACATGAGCGATTTCATGACGTTCTTTTCTAGTTCGTCTCTGGTGTTCCAGTATTTAATCAATCTAGAATGAGTAACTTTCTCTCTAAATCGCGTCAACTCCGCCCGCACGTCGGCGTTTTCATCGCTCTTAATAACAGGTAGGTATTCTGGCTTTTCATGCAAAAACGCCAGTACGACCTTTCCTGACTCAACAGCGTAATCAAACTCTTTTTCCGTGTAGCTTATACCATCCGAATCAATACTACCGTACCGCCCACCGATAATGAGTATGTAATAATCACACTCATCAATTACCTTCTTTATATATTTCATCTGGTCAAGATCAGCCGCCGGGAATAGCTCCATCCCCGCCGGAAGATGATTCATCTCCAGGACGATCCGAATTACAGCTGATCGTTCCTCTTGAAGATCTTTAAATGTCGATGAGACAAACACCTGGTATTTTTTGTTCATGGGATCACCTAGAGCACTCACATAGTTTGCGTGTCCATCCACGCAACGAGCTTTTCTATTGCGTTGTCTGCTATTTCGGGATGCGAGGAAAGATAATGCTTTAGCGTCTGGGTGGCCGACTGGAGCGAATGGCCAGTAATCTGGCAGATTTCCGGTAGTGTGCACCCTGCCCTAGCAAGCCAAGTGACAGCCGTGTCCCTCAAGTCCTGATCGCGAGCATCGGCCAGCGATGGCATCGGGGGCAGCTTCCATACTGGTTCGTTTGGAACGGCCTGATGAAAGGCGACGAGCTCGGCATTTCGTCGCGCCGTGGCCTCCTGGTCGACGATGCCAGCCACTGCGGCCGCCCGCACGTCGGCGAAGGTGTGGCTGTAGTGCGATCGGTTCCACGGCCGCCGCTGCACCTCGTCGACGACGATCTCCATAGGCTGCACCGGCCAGCTGGCGCGGCGCCGCCGCATCGCCTCGAGGCGGCCGGTGACTTCCGGAGCATCGGGTATCATGACGATGACGCCCGTCTTCCGTTGCTTGAAATAGCGACGGCCGTCGAGCGTTCCACCATCGACCATCGATAGGCGGTCGCCCTGGCGCTGGCCGGTCCAGCAGCCGAGGACGATGCAATCGCCGATCTCAGGCCGGTCGATCGCGTTGGCGGCGGCCACCAGCGCTTTGACCTCGGCCGGCGTGAGGCAGCGCACGCGAGGATCGGGCGTCTCCATGCCAAGATCATGACAGGGGTTCGCCTGCAGATGGACGTGCCCTTTCTTGATGCCCCAGCTGATGGCCGAGGACAGGGTCGCGATGACGCCTCGAGCCATCGCAAGGCCGCGCTCGGCCCAGAGTCGCTCATAGAGATCGTAGACAACCGGCTTGGTCAGCGCGTCGACCGGAGCGACGAACAACTCCGGATCGAACTTGGCGAGCGCACCGATCTTGATCTTGTAGTCGGACAGTGTGGCGGGGGCGACCGCCTTCACCTTGCGCTTGCCCTCAGACTCGCCACCAGCCATGCGCGGCGACTTCTGCCACGCTTCGAACAGGTCCTCGAGCGAGAACCAAGCGCCGCCCTTGGCGGGCTTTAGCTTGGCTGCCCGCCGTCCGGCGGCCTTCGCCTCAATGATCTGTTGGCGTCTTGCTGCGATCGCCTTCTCCCGCTCGGTCACCCATGCAACGCACTCCTCGGCGGTAAACCAAGGACCAGTCTTCTTCGGCGGATGGCCCGGCCGGTGGGTCTCCGGACCATGCCGGAGATCCTCGCCCGTCCAGCCTTCGCGCCGGAGCTGCGGCCCCGGCATGAATCGAGGGCGACCGTCGCGCCATGCGACATGGGTGATCTGAATTCGGAGTTCGGCCATGGGGATCGGTCCCGTGGAATACGGTCGTACACAAGCACAACGGGCGGCGCCGCGAAAGCGCCACCCTCTGACTAGACCCATCTTTGTGCAGCTTTAGAGGCTCGCCACCTCGGCAACATTCAGGATCGCCTGGCGCGCTGTCGCGGTGCAGTTCCGGAAGGCCCGAAGCATCGCCAACTCCTGGGGGGTCTTGGCGGAAGCCTCGGCAAAGATGCTCTCGCCTTCGGTGGGCTGCGCCTCGCCCTCAACGCCCTGGTAGAGTTCCGCGACGCGAACCCCGAGCGCGGCCGCGATCTGGATCGCCCTCGAACCGCCAACGCGGTTCGTGCCCTTCTCGTACTTCTGGACTTGCTGGAAGGTGACGCCGATCGCGTCGCCCAGCTTCTCCTGGGACAGGCCGCGCACGACGCGAAGGGTGCGAATGTTGGCGCCGATCGCGACGTCGGCGAGCTGCGGGGACTTCTTGGCAGAGGTAAGCATCGGGTATCTCCTCATGACGAGCGGTTCTCTGACGCTCGGCCAGGCCGCCGGATCGCTCCCGGCGGCTAGGCGAAGCGTCACGGCGCGATCCTGTCGTGAAGACTGCGGGGGGCACCGTCCTCGTCTGCATGGTTCGCGAAGACCTGTGGCGCGCTGCAGGTGAAGCGACTGCGGACGCCGAGCGCATCGAGGCCGGCGTCGGTGATCGACACCATCATCTTGCCGAAGCGGGTTTGCCCCTCCTTCAGGAGGCCCGCCTCGACGAGCGAACGGATCGTCGCGGCGCCTGCAGAGACGCCGCCCGTCCGACGGAAGGTTCTTCCCTTGGCGAACAGCGGCCCACTCCTGGCCGCGATCAAGGCGTCTTTCTGGCGTTCGGAGAGGCTCATGCTGCGGCCTCCGCCTGAAGCTCGGACTGACTGACCAAGAGCAGCTTGTAGTCGAGCAACGCCAGGCACAACGCGACGGCTGCACTGCGATGGGCAAGCTTGCCGCTCCACCCAACGGAGGCGATCCATTCGCGGCCGTGCCGGCGGAGCTCGATGTCGGCACCGCGGGCGACATTGTCGACGAACCCGATCGCGTCCTTGATGTTGGTGGTCACGCTCGGCAGCGTCACCCATCGACTGTCGACCAGGTAGGCGAAGCAACGGGCGGGATGCGGCCGATCCCGAACGACCCTGGCGCCGAACACCTCATGCATGTCGGCGTCGAGGTGGCGGTCGCCGACGGCGGCCTTGGCAAGGCGGTCTCTGAGTTCCCTCATGCCGCCCTCCCGATCCGCGCCTCGAGGGCTTTGCGCGCGGCGTCGACGGGGTCGACATCGGCGCCGATTTCGAGGGCGGGCTCGCCGTTGCTGGTGATCCATGTCGTCACAAGCGACCGGCTGTAGACGGGCGTTCCGAGCCGGAGCGGCAACGGACGAGGAAACCCGGCCGCCTGCAGCTGCGAGCGCTTCCGTAGAAACGTGGCGGGTTTGATGCCGAGCAGCGCCGCAATCTCGGCCGCCGTGATGGTCGGTCCGGGACTGCCGGCGGTTGCGGCATTGTCAAAGTTGGCAACCTGCATAACAACGCATCCCCTTGCATTTCGATGCAAACGGTGCATAGGGTAGGCACATAGCCTACATACAGTCAAGAAGGATGTTGGCTATTTGCCTACTGCGTTGTTTCAGGCTCACCAATAGCAGCCTTCACGACGCGGAAGGCAAGCTCGCGGATGGCCGGATCGCGACCCGCGATAAGGCTATCTAGAAGCTGTTCGTCGGGCGGAAAGAACAATTGGAAGGGCTGAATACCGAAGGCATCCGCAAAGCGAGTTAGATGGTCCTCATTGTAGCGCTTTACGCCGCGCTCAATCTTGGACACGTCGCCTTTGTTCGATTCAACGGCGGCCGCAACGTCATCCAAGGTCATGGAAAGGCTTTCCCGCCACTCTCTGAGATAGAGCGGGTACTTCCTGTCTACTTGGTTGGTGTACTGCCTAGCCATGACCAACATGGTACGCGGCCAACTCTACGAAGTCGTTGTCGATATCTCCTACTTTCATCGTTGACACAAAGTAGGCGTATTGCCAACCATCAACGTATGACGAATCACCCATTAAGAATTTGGCGCATCACAAACGGGGTCTCTGGCGGTGCCTTCGGGACGGCTGTCGGCGTGACCAAATTCGCTATCTACGACTACGAGCTTGGCCGACGCTTTCCCCGTCCTGCCGTGCTCGATCGCATCGAGAAGGCGACGGGCGGAGCGGTATCGGCTGCGACGATGCTCTCCGCCTATCGGGATGCGCATCCGGAACCGGATAGCGAGGGTGCGCCATGACGGTGGCCCTCCGTCTTCTTCATCGTGCCGACGGCGGTGTGCGCGCTCTTTTGCGCGACGACAACCTCCGCCTCTGGCTGGCCGACCTCGACGACGAAGGCGTCCACCAGGTGTTCCGGCCGGCGCCGCTCGATCGCCTCGTGCTCTTCGCCGAACACGCAGCCGTCGGATCGCCTCAGGCGCTCCAATCCCCGCACGCAATCCCCATGCTGGCGACGCTCAGTCTCGCGTTGGTCGCCATCTTCGACAACGACACCAACCGGAGACTGTTCCCATGAAGTCGACAGCCGAGACGCTCGGCCAGGTGCTGGTTGCCCTGGCCGGCAATGATGCGCACAAGCTGGCCCAAACCGTCGATGACTTCCGGCGCGTCCCGGCCGACCCTGCGCTGGTCTATGCCCGAGACCTCGACCAGATGGTCAGCGCGGCCCAGCGCCTCTGGTTTCAGGCCCGCACCTGCGAAGCTGTCAAGATGACCTCGTCGGTAGCGTGGCGTTGTGCTTTGACCGCCCTCGAGGAAGGGCTCGAGCGATACCTCGAGGATCTGCATCGCCAGACCGAAGCGGCCGAGGGTTGACCATGTCAGCCCTCGCCATGATCAGCGATTCGCGTTCCGTGACCGGTCAAAAATTAAGTGCGCCCGGTTTGGGGGAGCTTCGCATCTCCTCGCTGGAAAAAAAGCGCAAGGCAAAACGTCTCGCTCAGGCAAGGCTGGCTGACCAGGCTGGAATTTCCGAAAGCACCTATCGCCGCATGATGCGCGCGCCGGGTGATGTGCCGGCCGCGATGCTCGACCGCCTTGAGCGAGCCTTAGCCCACCTGCTCCAGGTCTCGCGCGTTGACCTCCTCGAGGCCGAGCTGATCCGTTCGACCTATCGCGGGTTCGTGCTCGCCCTGGCCGATGACTTCGGAGTGACGGCCGAGGCCGTCGCTGCAGCTGATCCACGGGCCGGCGCTACTGCCGATCCGCACTGGCGCGCCTGCGCCCATGTCCGGCAGGCGGCGATCTATCTCACCAACACAGCGCTCGGCCTCAAGCAGCGGCGCCTTGCCGACGTGCTCGAGCTGACGCCGGCGGCCGTGTGCCTAGCGCTCAAGGCTGTCGAGGATCGCCGCGACGATCCGGCCCTCGATGCAACCCTTCGCAGGGCATCGAAAGCCATCACCGGGAGAGATGACGAATGACCGCCGCCCCACCTTCACGCGCCGTGGTCGAGCGGCGCATCGCGCCGCGCTCCGGCCTCGACTACTTCCCCACGCCGCCATGGGCGACCCGTGCCCTTGTCGAGCACCTCACTGCACGCGGCGAGCTGCTGCCGGCACAGACCATCTGGGAACCGGCCGCCGGCGGGGGGCATATGTCCGAGGTTCTGAGAGAAACCAACAGGGTTTGCTGCTCGGACGTCAAGGACTACGGCGTCGGCAACTCCGTCGGTAGCTTCATCACCTCGCCGATCGGCGTGCCGTCCTATGAACCGCTGCCGTCGCCCTGGCTTGATGGCGCGGACTGGATCATCAGCAATCCGCCCTTCTCGGCCATGGCCGAGTTCATCGAACGGGCCGTCGATCTTGCCAATGTCGGCGTCGCGTTCCTGACGCGCACCACCTTCCTCGAGGGCGGTGACCGCTACAATCGCCTTTTCAATTCCGATCGCTGCCGGCCGTCCCGCGTGCTGCAGTTCGCCGGTCGCGTGCCTATGCAGGAAGGGCGTTGGAACCCTGGCGGCAAGACAGCGACCTCCTATGCGTGGATCATCTGGCTACGACAGCGCGAGCTGCTGTTCCACAGCGAGTTCGCTTGGATCGATCCCGGCGCCCGCAAGCGCTTGACCCGGCCCGACGACGTCGAGCGGTTTGCCGGCACGGTGGCGCCCTGCGCGCTCGCTCGCCTCGAGCGCTGTCGCGGCCGGAGGTCCTGACATGCGTCCGGACATCCCCATTCAGGAAATCGTCTGGAAGCTCGAGGAGCGCCTCGAGGAGGTCGTTCGCGAGTTCTGGCCGGGCGCGGTCAAGGAGGGCAGCGTCCTCTATCCGTGCCCTGGGAAGTCCGATCTCGGCAGCTTTCAGGTGTTTCTGACGTCGAATGGCAAGCGGGAGCGCGGCCGCTGGGTGCGCTATTCACAGAACCGGGGCGGCAACGTCTTGAACCTGATCGCCTATGCGCTATCCGGCGAGATCGATCACAAGCCCGCCTCCTACGGGCCGGCCGTCCTGTGGGCCAAGCAATGGCTCGGCATTGAACGGCCGGAGACGCCGGCCGAGCGGCGAAAGCGCGAGGAGCGCGCCGAAAAGGGGCGCCTGAAGCGAGAGAAGGAAGCCGAGGCGGAGCACGCCCGGATGGTTCGGCACGTTGCGGAGATCCGCAAGGCGGCCGCACCCTTCGATCGCTTCGATGCGACGAACCCGGTGGTCCGCTATTTGACCGGGGAACCCAAGTATGTAGCCGGCCGAAACGTCGGCAATCGGGGGTTTGACCTCACGATTCCCAGCTGGTGCGCACCCATCCGCTTCGCGCCGGCCCTCCGTCACTGGAAGGCGCGGGTCACCGGGCCGGCCATGGTCGCCGACGTCGTGAAAGATGGCCGACTTGTCGCCGTCCATTGCACCTGGCTCGACCCGGCCGGCGTCGGCAAGGCAAAGAAACTGCCGAAGGCCGCAAGCTCCAAGCTGATGCGCGGCGACGTCGAGGGCGGCTTTGTGCCGATCTCCTACGGCGCCACCGGCTTGCCGCTGTCGGCGGCCGTAGCGGCCGGCCTCACGTCACCGCTGATCATCGGTGAAGGAATCGAGTCCTCGATCGCGCTGGCCAGCGCCATCGAGGAGGCGCGCGTCGTCGCTGCCCTCAGCCAGTCGAACATTGCCAATCTCGCCTGGCTGGTCGCCTCGGCCGGCGTGTCGAGCACCACCATCGCCCAGGAAAACGATGTGAAGCCCGGCGCCCTCAGGGAACGCGAGCGGGTGCTGTCGGTCCTCGAGGCGACCGGAAAGCCAATCCACACCATGCGGAGCCATGTCGGCTCCGATTTCGCCGACCTCTACTGAAAGGGGAGAACGATGGACCTTGAGAGCCTGAAGAAGAGCAAGGACTACCTGGCCGCCCAGATGGCCTATTACTCGGCCGCCAACGCCGTGACGTTGGGCGAGGCGTCCGGCGCCCTCAACTGGCCGATGCTCGGCGCCGATCGCCGGGAAGACCTCGGCAGCATCATGACGGAATACGCGGCTTTCGTCCGCTCCAACCCGTCGGCGCCAGCCGAGGCGCTGTTCCGGTTCGGCGCCGGCCGCGCCTGCCATGACGAGGGCCATGATAGCTGGCGGTCGATCGACTTCGTCTGGCGGATCGCCTTCACCGTGTTCCATCGCATGCTGCCGATCTGCGATCAGTTGCTCGCCGAAGAGATCGCTGCCCTCGAGGTCGTCGCCCTGGTCGATGCCCAGCCACCGCTTGCGGCGGCGCTGTCGATCGCGGCCGAGGACACCATCCTCGCGACACACGGCAGCATCTTCGAAATCTCGCCCAACATGCGCCTGCAGGCAACGTCGTCGGTGCCGACGATGCCGGTGATCGCCGACGATCAGGCCGAGACGGCCGAGGAAGTGGCCGACACCGGCACCGACGTCGGCGACCAGGAGGAAGCGGCCGAGGACACAGCCGATACCGACGCTGGCGCCGACGACCAGGAGGAAGCGGCCGAGGACGTGGCCGACACCGGCACTGACGTCGACGACCAGGCTGCAGCGGACAAGTCGCAGCCCGCTTGAACAGACACCGGCCGCCGCCTCGGTGCGGCGGCCGCTAGCACCAGAGACAGGCCGTGGCGAAACCAACAAGACTTGAACGAGCAAAATCCGGCGTCCGCGCTGCCTGGGCCGATGTCAAAGGCGAGATCGAACGCGCCTCGACGCCTGCCGATCCTCCGGCCGATAAGGACCGCAACGGCATTCGAGCCGGCCAGTGGCCGGGCTACCCGACCGACCGCCTGCCTCCGGGGTGCCCGGTGGTGCCGCTCGGCATTTCCGGCAAGGTTTCGTATTTCGTGGACACCTCCGGCCAGCTGCTACCGATCGCCGCCAGCGAATGGGGCAAGAAAATCTTGCTGCAGCTGTTCGCCGGCCGCCATCAGTTCCTTCATTGGGCCTGGCCGCGTTTCAACGCCAAGACGTTCCAGATCAACGGCCTCGAGGTCGACGAGGCCATGAGCTGCCTGATCTCAGGTGCCCAGGCGCGCGGCATCTTCTCGCCGCAGGATCGCATTCGCGGCCGTGGCGCCTGGTCCACCAAGGGCGGCCTGATCTGGCACGGTGGCGACAGGATATATCGCATCGAAGGATCGCGCCTGCAGGCCTCTCCGCCTGGCGAGGTCGACGGCGTGTTCTATCCCAACCTGGCTCGCACCACCGAGCCTTGGCCCGAGCCCGTCAGCGATGATGACAACCCCGCCCATCTGATCCTTGATGCCCTGCAGGGATGGAACTGGGAACGCCCGACCCTCGATCCCTTGTTGGTCATCGGATGGATGGGGTGCGCCTTCCTCGGCGGCGCCCTCGGCTGGCGGCCGCACCTCTACACGACCGGCGACAAGGGCGTCGGCAAGTCCACCCTGCATTTCCTCATCAAGTCCGTGCTCGGCTCGTCGCTGCACTCCTCGGCCGACACGACGCCGGCCGGCATCTATCAGCGTGTCAAGCAAGACAGCTTGCCGGTGGCGATCGACGAGCTCGAGGCGACAGATGACAATCGCCGCGTCCTGGGCGTGGTCTCGCTCGCTCGCCTCGCCAGCTCCGGCGCCGTGATGTTCCGCGGCGGCGGCGAGCATGAAGGCGTAGAGTTTCAGCTGCGCAACACGTTCTTCATGTCGGGCATCAACCCGCCCCCGATGAACTCGGCCGACAGGTCGCGCCTCGCCATTCTCAACCTCGGCAAGCTCGATCCCAAGAAGGTCAAGAAGCCGCCGGTTCTCGATGCCGACGTCACCGGCCGGATGATCCTCCGACGTCTCATGGACGGATGGCATCGCCTCGACCAGCTGCTCGCCGAATGGAGTTCGGAACTGCACGCCGGCGGCATCGACAGCCGAGGACAGGACACCTGGGGCACGTTGCTCGCCGTGGCGGACCTGATGCTCGGTAAGGAAGCCCTCGAAGCGGCAGGCCTGCCGATGTTCGAGGGTGGTGAAGGCCGCCTCGGCGCCTTCGTGGCCGGCATGACGGCATCCGAGCGCGCCGACCAGGAAGAAAACTGGGTCGACTGCCTCGACTACCTCCTCGGATGTTCCATCGACGCTTGGAAGGACGGCGAGAAGCCGTCGATCGGCGGCGCGATCGAACGTTGGGAACAGCGCGACGGCTGGTCGACTGACGAGGCAAACCGGCGCCTGGCGCTGGTCGGCCTACGGGTGCTCGACAAGATACCGGGATCTGACCAACCCGGAAAATTCTTCGCCATCCCGACCAGCGCCGCCAAGGCGCCGCTGCTCGCCAAGCTCTACGAGCGGCAGAAATGGGGCGGCGGCGTCTGGGCGACCGCCCTCAAGCAGGCGCCCGACAACATCGTGTTGCGAAACCTCGGAAACGGCCAGGTCTGCAAGATCAACCGCGTTCCCATGCGCTGCCTGATCGTTGACCTGGCGGCATACGATCATTGGAAACGTCAAAGCGTGTAACCTAAGATACTAAAGCGATGTATCTGCCGTGTGGCTACCTCGCGACTGAGTGGAGATCGGGATGGGCAAAAGAGATCGGCAGAGAAAGCTCCGTGAGAGCGTTTTCGACGGCAAAACCGAGTGTATATACTGCGGCAACCCTGCAGATACCATCGATCATATGCCGCCAAAACAGTTTTTTCCCGGCAAGATACGTCCTAAAGGGATGGAGTATAGATGTTGTTCCACATGTAATTCCGCGACCAAGGGAGCAGAGGCGGTCGCGAGTTTTATTTCGAAAATCAGCATGGACGACGATTACTTTGATTGGGGTTCCCCTCAAGGAGAAAGACAGCTCCATGCTCTAGTGCTGAATGCACCCTCCACCATCATTGATTTATTCGGGTATCCAAAAGAAGTATATATGGAGAATGCGTATTATGCGTTTACAAGATTTATGATTGTGGAGCTGAACAGAGATAATGTCGCGTCGCATCTTGACGTCTTTTCGGCAAAACTTGGGCTAGCCTTGTTTTTCGAGCACACCCGGACAGCTCTCCCGTCGGATGGCGCCGTTTTTTCGTTCTGGATGTCAAACAAAGAGGCCGCTGCCCGCAACGCGGAATCAATGTTCAACATACTTCCAGGGTACAGCACCATTAAGAATGGGAAGAACACCGCAGAGAGCACATTCGGATACAGATATAACACAAATGGAAAATCTATCATCGCATCCATGTCATACTTCAATGAAAGTCTTTACATCGCGAATGTTGCATTTACATCAGAGTTTTCGCAGCTTGAGATTTTACTCATGGATAAGTTCGGTCATTTTGGCTCTGCTTCTATCTTACGAAAGGGAGAGCTAGCAACTTACAAGCGCTCCGGGGGAGGCTCATGATGGCTGTCTCTCCTGAATGGGCGGCCGCGCTCCGGAAGATCGAAACCATGCCCATCGACATATCGAGCGTCGCAGGCGTCTTCGACCGCTGGATTGACGGCGAGTCGAGCGCGGCCGAAGCCGACCAGGCGCTCTCGGCCGTCATGCTGGGCGCGATCGACATCGACGATCCGAAAGCCGGCCGCCGGCGCGCCCTGGCGATCCCTGCCCGCATCAACGAGCTGACCGAACGCCTCGGCACCACCTATTGGCAGACGCTCGCCAAGGCGCCGCCACGAATTGTCATCAGCCGGTCCGCCACCCATCGCATTCGAGACGTGCGCTATGCCGCGCTGCTGCTCGACGTCGATGCCTGGCGTGCCTGGGCGCTCGAGCACCGGGACCCGGCCTCGATGACCAACGAGGAGCTGATGGGCTTCGTCGATCGCCTGGTGGCCCTGGCCGAAGAGAGACAGGGCATCATGGATATAGAGAAGGAAGTCCTAGCCGAGGCCAAGGGGCGCGGCTGGGACACCAAGGCGCTGCGGAAGGTGGTCAGCCTGGTGAAGACCGAGGACGGCGTTCCTGGCTGGCAGGAATTCTCCTCCATGGTTGACCTCTATCTCGCGAATATCGGCCGAGACCCAACATGTCCGGAAGACGAGGAGTTTGCCCAGTCTAGCTCGTAGCGAGTGACTTTAGCCTCAGGTGCGCTTCAGTTCGTTAACCAGGTCGGACTTGATCGCTATAGGGTCGATCATGACGGAAAGTGCCGTATGGCAGTAAGGGCACGAAATGGCGATACCGTTCCATGTCCGGCCATCTGGCCCGTAAATCGGCAATCCGTTCAACCGCGCCTGCGTTAGTGTTTGTTCGCACTTCGGGCATTTCTGCATAAGAACCTCCAGTCACAATCTAGAGGCGGCATGATATCGTAAGTTCCACCCTGTTTCGATCCGATTTTGGGCGCAAATGCCAACTGGCTACTGCCCGAAACTGTCTCTTGTTCTCTTAATGTTCTTGCGCAATCCTTGCGCCATGATGACCTATGGCTCTCACATCCGCACAATCGATGATGCCTCGCTGGCCGGCTGGAACGCACTCAGCGCCACCTGCTGCGGCATCGCCATCCTTCAATGGGGCTACCTCAGACGTCGCACGCGCTATCGCAAGCTGTCGGACATCGTGCCGCGCCTGCGCTGCAGCAAGTGCGGCAAACCGCCCCTGCGGGTCGCGCTCTGCACGGCCGGCGCCAACGGCTACACCCCCAGCCCGCCCGATCTCGTTCTACCCATACCCTTCATGGCGTCATCCATTCCCCTACCCGAAGGGTATTGAAGCGGCCGCGCGCGGCCGGCCTGCTGGTCGCAGTCCGGCTCGGCCACGCTGTGGCGGCGGACGCTACGGAGCACGCGCGCGATTAACAGGGATGGGGATGGGTGCATGCTGCGCAATGTCCTGTCACCGATGGCGGGGCCGTTACATGTTGTAACCGGCTGTAACCGGTCGCGTAACGGAAGAAATCGACGACATATCAAATGGTTATGCATCGCGGTTACAGAGTTACAGCGTAATGAATGTCTCTTACGCGCGCGCGTGTGCGAAGAAAGGGAATGTAACTCTGTAACCCTGTAACTTATATATTAAGGTACTGATATAAATGAGAATTCTGGTTACAGATCGCGTTACATCCGGGTTACGGCCACAAGCTGGCCGGCCGACCATGCGCGCTCTGTCGAGCCGCGCCCAGTCCGTCCGATTGCCCTCAACCAATTGAAAATAGGGGAAATATCGTGTCGGAGACCGGCAAGAAGAGCGCGATAGGCGAGATGGCCGACAAGCTGGCATCGGAGGGGACTGCGACGGCGCTCACGGCCGCCGTCGCGGGAAATTCCGACGCCGACGGCTCGGCCGATCTGTTCGCGGCGATCGATGACGAGGTCGCGGCCTTCGATCGGCAGACCATCGCGCCGCCGGCGCCGGCCAAGCGGGCGGCTGGCCGGCCGAAGGGATCGCCGAACCGGTCGACGCTGCAGCTGCAGCGCTACCTCCTATCGCGCGGATACCGCGATCCGGCCGAGTTCCTCGCCGCCACCATGAGCATGGATGCCCGCGTCCTGGCCGCCAAGCTCGCCGGCCATGAGGATGCGAGCCGCGTCAGCTTCGGCGATGCGCTCGACGTCCTCGACCTGCAGCGCCGGGCGGCCGGCGAGCTGCTGCCCTACTTCCACAAGCGCTTGCCGCAGGCTGTCGAGCATGTCGGCGAGGGTGCCCGACCGTTGATCATGATCGTCGACGGGCCGGCCGGTGGTGGCTCGGCCGCTGGCAGCTCCGATGCCATGTCGGTGTTCGATCTCGTGGAATATCAAGAGGTTAGCGATACCTCGGCCGACAGGTCGCACGATAACAGGTCACACGATGATGACTAACGCATTGATATCAATGGCGAAACGGCCTGACGTGCGCATGATTGAAATTCATGTGCTGGCCGACCGGGCACCCATCAACCAAGCCGCGCGGCATGCACTGCCCGCCGCCAGCGCCGCCCCCCGCCCCCCCTTGCTCTGCCCGCGCCGCCGGCGCCGCCCCGCACCTTGGAAACCGCGCGCGCGCACCTCCCCCAGGGGGGTGTCGTCTCACACCCAAGGCGTTCCCGGACTTCCCAGCGCACCGGCCGCCGTTCTTGGCGCGGACCAAAGGCGGGGTGCGGGAACAACCTCTGCCGCGCGGGCCATCGGGCCGGGGGCAACAGCATGAACAAGCCGCTCACCCGTGCGGAGGTGCTCGATCTCTGCGAGTTCAAACCTTCCGATATCCCGCTGACCCCCATGTGGTCGCTGACCAAGTTCGATCCGCCGGGCCCTGTGTGCGCCGCCTACATCCGATCGGTCGGGCCGATCGACGCGATAACCGGGCCGTCGGGCTCGGGCAAGACCGTCGGCACGGTGTTCAAGCTCGCCCGCTTCGCGGTCGCGGCGATGCCCGTCACCAAGTCGGGCATCGTGAAGGTACGCTTGACCGTCCTGCGCGACAACTACCGCGCCCTCTACCGAACCACCCTTCGCAGCTGGTTTCAGTGGTTCCCCCCGGATTTTGCGGGCTCGCAGTTCTTTGGCGGACAGGATCGGCCAGCCCTCCATCGCCTGCGCCTGGCGACAGTCCGCAGCATCGGTGGCGTTCGCCGCGAAGTCCCCGTCGACCTCGATGTCGATTTCTTCGCCGTGGGCGACGTCGCGATCGAAGAGCTTCTGAAAGGCTACGAGACCAGCGCCGGCTGGGCGAATGAAGGCGACTTGCTGGCGCCGCGCGTGATCCCCTTCCTCTACGACCGCACCGGCCGCTATCCTTCGAAGGCCGAGCTCGAACCCGGCGTCAAGCTGCCGCGCATGGTCGCGACCGACTTCAACCCGACCCCGCCGAACCATCCGCTGTGGAAGTCCGTCAACAGAGGGTCATTCCAACAGGAGAAAGCCGACGACCCGCTCGAGGCGGCGCTGCAGGCGAAAAACGACAAGGCTCCGAAGGCGGCCATCAACTTTTTCCATCAGCCGTCCGGCCTGTCGCCAGCGGCTGAAAACCGGCGCGGAAAGACCTACGCTGAGTATCTCGAGGCATCGACGGTCATGCCAGAGAACGACGTTCGGAGATTCGTCCATGGCCTGCCCGGATACCCGATGGACGGCAAGCCGGTCTATTCGCGCGAGTTCGACCGGAAGCGCCATGTCGCAGCCGGCCGGCTTCCGGTCATCAAGGGATTGCCGCTGCACATCGGGTTCGACCAGGGCCAAAGCCCGGCCGCTATCCTGTTCCAGGTGTCGAGTCACGGCCAGGTGCGTGTCTATCGCGAGCTTTGGCTGGGGCAAGGCGTAGGCTACGGCCGCTTCCTGCAAGCGCTCGTCCCGATCCTGACATCGCCGCCTTTCCGGGACCTTCCGCCGGGCATCTATACCGCTGACCCCGCAGGCTTCTACGGAGCGGACAAGGTCGCCGGCGAGCTTGCCTGGGCGCAATCGATATCCGCAGGTCTCAGCCATCCGGTCTATCCGGCGGCGACCAACGAACCGAGCACCCGCCAAGAGGCCGTGCGCCTTCGGCTCTCCTATCAGATCGACGCGACCACGCCCGGTCTGATCATCGACCCGGAAGGCTGCCCGCTGCTGATCGAAGGGTTCGAAGCTGAGTACAAATACCCGAAGCTGTCGGAGAAGGCTGCAACCGAGTTTGGCGACGCCCCCTTGAAGAACACGCACGCGAATCTTCATGACGGCCTCCAGTATGGGATTCTCGGCGTCTTCTCGCCTGGCGCCGTTGTGGCTGAGGCCGCCCAGGCCGGTCGACCGGGAAACGTGGTCCCCATGAGCCGACGCACCCGCACCGGTGCGCCCTCGAATGGTTCTTGGGAATTCTCGGCTTGGAAATGATCGAACTCGTCCACCCGGCGCCGTTCCTCGAACTGCTCGGCATGCTGCGGAGCCGGGCTCCGAACAAGCCGCGCTTTGCCGAGTTGTCCTGCCTGCAGATCTCCGGCTCGGCCACGGTCGGCTTTGTCGAAGATGGCCAGTTGCTTGCCGCCATGGGCTTCTGGCCGCTGGGCGATGGCGCCGACGAAGTCTTCCTGATCGGGTTGCCGTCCGACGTCCTGGCGCCCCGCATGCTCGCCCTGACGAACCTTGCCCGCTTAACGCTGGCCGCCCGGCTGCATTCTGGCACCGTTGCGATCGTCGGGCATGTGAAGATCGGGCATGTGCCCGGCGAGCGCCTGGCGCGCCTCGCCGGCTTCTCACCGTGCGATGGCGCGCCCTCCGGTTTTTCCCGTTGGGAGCTTCGACATGGGCAGCTTCATTCAGGCGCTTTTCGGAGGTGGCGACAGCTCCTCGAAGAAAGCGTTGGCCGAACAGCAGAAGCAGCGCGAACTGACGCAGATTTCGCAGGCGCGGGCGTCGCAGCAGGCCAAGGATAATTCGACCGACACGGCCGCCCAACTTGCTTCGGCGAAGGTGGCGCGCGGTCAGCGCCTCCTGATCTCCAAGTCCGAGGGCGGTCTCGCAACCGATCTGGGGTCCGCTTGATGGCGGAGCTCGACGATCTCAAGCGGCGCCGGGATCGCGCATGGGCCGACAAAACGGTCTGGAACGGCATCTATGCCGAGGCCTGGCGCTGGCTGGTGCCCTATCGGAAGCCGGTCAACGGCCCGACCAGCGCCGATCGCGGCGCCGATCGCGTCGGGCACATCTACGATAACACCGGCATCGTCTCGACCTTCCGAGGCGCCGGCAAGATGCATCAGGACCTGTTCCCGCCGGGGCAGCCCTTCTTCCGGCTGAAGCCCGGCCCGGTGACGAAGGCTGTCTATGTCGCCAAGAAAAGGGCGGCCCAGGCGGCGGGCCAGATGCAGGGCGAGGCGGCGGCACCCGCGCGCGGCATGGGCGACAACGGCGGCCCGCCGCTCGACGACGACATCAGCGGCGTCGAGCGCAAGCTTGATGACGTGACGCAGCAAATCCAGCCGTTCTTTCTGACCGGCGAGTGGGACAACGCCGTCTCCGAGATGTCGATCGACCTGTTCGTCGGCACCGGGATATTGCTCATTCTCGCCGGCAACGCCGAAACGCCCATCAGATTCGTGACGCTTCCCGTCGACGAGTGCGCCCTCGAGGGCGGTCCTTATGGCGACGTGGCGGGCCTTTACTGGAAGACCAAGATGTCGCGGCGCGCGATCCGTGCCGCGTTCCCGAAGGGCAAGTTCCCTCGTGAGTTCGTCGAGGCGCTCGACGAGAAGAACGGTCAGCCGGACGAAGAGGTCGCGCTCTATCAGGACTTTGTGCAGGAGACCAAAGGGCGCAACCGGTGGAAGATGGTCGTCACGGTCGACGGCTCGGAAGAGCCTGTCGCGCTGCAGCGCTATCGAACCCAGCCGTTCGCGTCTCCTCGATACTTCCGCGTGCCGGGCGAAACCCATGGGCGCGGCCCGGCGCTGCTGGCAGTACCGACCGTCAAGACGCTCAACCGTGCCATGGAACTGGCACTGAAGAACTTCGCGCTGTCGATGCTCGGCATCTGGGGCTATCGGCCTGGCGGGACATTCAACCCCGACATGGTTCGGAAAGAGCCTGGCGCGTTCTGGCCGATGCAGGCGACAGGCGGCGTCATGGGGCCGGATGTCTTCCGCCTCGACACTGCCGGCGGCCGTGCCGACCTCTCCCAGATCGTCATTGCCGAGCTTCGAACCCAAATTCAGGCGGCGCTGCATGACGAGCAGGTACCTGATACGGGCGCCACTCCCCGTTCCGCGACGGAATGGATGGCCCGCATGGCGCGCATCAAGTCGAACTATGTCGGCGCCTTCGGCCGGATGATCCATGAGGTTATCCCCGTGGTTGTCCGCCGCGTGATCGAAGTTCTCTACAATGCTGGATATCTCACCGTTGATCTGACCATCGACCAACTGTTGGTTTCGATCGATGTCATTTCGCCGCTCGCCCAGGCGCTCAAGGCCGACGTCCACAAGACAACGGTAGAGGCCATGCAGATGGTCGCCGCGCTCGAGGGGCCGGAAGGCGTGCAACGGCGCTTCAAGGTCGATGAGATCATGCCTGAGATGATCAAAGACCTTGGCGTCGACAGCGAACATGTCCGCACGGCCGCCGAACTCCTCAACTGGGACGCCGAGCGACAGCAACAGGCGCAGGCGGCCGCCCTCGCATCGTCGGCCATCGAGAAGCCCAAGGATTGGGCCGACGCCCTCAGCACCGCCACTCAGCAGCCGGAGGCCGCATAATGGCAAGGGAGAAGTCCCCCGCAATTCCGGCATCGTTCGGCTCGCGTCAGGTCATGCCGACCGATCTCCTCGAGGAGTCGATGAAAGACATCGACCTCGACGCGATGCTCGAGCAGCTCTCCGGCCGCCTCGACACGCGCGGCCGGTCGGACTTCGTCGAGCGGCAGACGGCAGATAGAGCGAAAATCGCCGCCCTGGCGGCCAAGTTCGCCAGTGACAAGCGATACCGCCCGCTCTTCGACTGGTTGCTCGACATCACCTTACGCCGGCCGGTCTCGATCTGGGGGCTCGGTGACGATCGTTACGAGTATGTCGAGCGCCGCGAAGGCGGCAACGCGGTGATGTGGCAGCTCCTCGCAGCCGTGGCAGAAGGCCGCGGTGAGGAGCCGCCGGTAGCAGAAGGAGCCCGGTTGTGAAGTTTCCGCATTACATCATCTGTTTCGCGCCTGAAGGTGCCGATAGCGGCGCTCAGTCTGGCGTTTCCAGCGCCGACGCCGCCACTGACGCCGATGCAGCCTCGGAAACCGACGCCGGTTCGGCGGCCGGCGCTGCTGCCCAGGGCGACGCGGCCGATCAGGGCACCGCCGCTTCCCAGGCTGGCGCGCCGTCGATCTATCGGCCGGAGGGCCTCGCCGACCATCTCCTCGGCGCCACCGACCAGGAGACGATCGATCGCCTCGCCAAGGCCTATTCCGGCGCGCGCGAAACCATCGCCAAGGCTGGCGAAGTGCCCAAGGACCCGGCAGGCTATGCCATCCAGCCGAGCGACAAGATCAAGCCTTACACCGAACGCCTCGATCAGGACCCCTTCTGGTCGACGACGAAGGAGATCGCCCACAAGCACCATATTCCGGGCAAGACGTTTCAGGGCTTCATCGGCGACCTGATGGAAGCCATGGTCGAGAAGAACCTCGTCGCCGAACCCTTCAGCCCAGAGAAGGAACGGGCGGCGCTGGTGCCGGACATCACCGATCCGAAGGCGCGGGCGACGGTGGCAGACCGCATCATCCGCGACAACATCGCGACCATCGACGCTTGGAAGGAACAGGGCCTTCCCGAAGATGCCGCCGTTTCGCTGAAGTCGACCATGGACCGGGCGGCGACCAATCACCTGGTGAACTGGATTCGGGAAGCTCGCGGCGAGCAGCCGCCTGCGATGAACGGCGGCAACGTCGACGCCAAGACGGAAGCCGAGTTTGATCGCCGCATGGCAGATCCGCGAAACAACCTCGGATCGCCCAAATACGATCCGGCGTTCGCGGCCGAGACTGACCGGATGGCCAAGGACCTTTGGCCGGACCGGCCGGAATGATGCACCGACAGCCGCCGCCCTCGAGGCGGCGGTTTCGTTTCGCGCTTAACGCGGTCAGCGGCGGTCGAAACTGGCATGGACCGTAGGACTGACCCAGCCGCCGCCGCCCTCCACCTCCTTGGACCGGCCGGCGCCTGGCCCTCTCGTCCGGCGGTGAGCAACACTCACTTTCCGGAGCATCGAAATGACTTCGCGCGCACCCGCGTGGTTCGAGAAGAAATACAAGGCCGGCGCCATCCACAAGATGCAGTCGCAGGGCTTCATCCTCAAGACCGCCATCTCCCCCGGCACCGAAACCAAGGGCAACAAGGTCGTCTGGAAGATCGCCGGCACCGGCGAGGCGACCCCGCTTTCGGACGCTGTCGAGGACCGTCCGACCCTCAACGCCGACCGCACCACCGTCGAGGCCGACTTTCAGGACTACGAGGCCAACGAGTGGATCAAGAAGTCCGACCTCAACAAGATGTCTGAGAACGAACAGCAGGTTGCTCAACAGACCTGCGCCATGGCGATGGGGCGGAAGTTCGATTCGATCATCATCAGTACGCTCGATGCAGCGGCCGCCGCCGGCAGCATCGGCGGCACCGTCGGCGATGGCTCGGCAGCCTTCTCCATCACCGACGCGCTGACCGCCCAGGGCAACATCTTCGACGTCGGCGCCGGTTCCTACGAGTATTTCTGCGCCCTGCCGACGAAGCTGATGCAGCAGCTCGAACTCTACAAGGAGTTCTCTTCGACCGACTATGTCGGCGAGCAGTACCCGCTCCTCAAGCAGATCGGCGCCCGGCAGTGGCGCAACGTCACCTACATTCCGATGCCCGGCCGTTTCTTCAACGTGCCGGCCGCGAACCAGATCGACGCCTACATGTGGGTCAAGGAGGCGGTCGGTTTCGAGTGGAACAACCAGCTTGAAAGCCGGATCGACTACGTGCCGGTCAAGAAGGCCTATTTCGCCGCCAATGACATGGGCTGCGCCTCGGCCGTCCTGCTGCCCGAAGGCGTCCAGCGCCTCCGCTTCGCGACCAACGTCGCTCTGACCCGCCCGGCCTGATGACCGATAGCCGGCGCGGTTCGTCCGCGCCGGTCTCCCCTACCTTTCACCACGAGAGAGCAAATGACCTTTTCCTCGAAATCGCTTGCCCGTCGCGCTCAGGTGCCGATCGGCAGCGCCACCGGCCTCGCCCAGGCGAAACAGTCCTCGGCCTTCGACTATGCCACCGACGACGCGGCCGCCACCGTCGAGACCGCCGGATACTTCAACAGCGCCCGCGCCTTGCTGGGGGTCGGCGACAAGATCGACGCCGTCATGGTCGCCAGCACGGCGCCCGTTCGCAAGAACTACGTCGTCACCGCCGTGCCGACCACCGGCAACGTCACGGTAGCGCTGCAGGCCACCTCGGCCGGCTGATCCCCGGCGGGGCTCGGTCACTCCTCCCGCCCAGCCCGCCATACCGCCCCGGTGCCCTCCCTCCGGGGCGGTCCCTTATCGGAGCCCCCATGGCGAACGAACAAGACCTCACCGTCATCAACAAGGCACTCGCCCGCATCGGCGCCGGCTCGGTCTCCGCTGTCGATGAGGATAGCGACCTCGCTCAACAGGTGTTTGCGATCTACGATGACCTCGTCGACGCGGCGATCGACCTCTACGATTGGTTCTGGCCGCGTCGGACGGTGCAGCTCGAGGCTCTGCCCGGCCTGCCGTTCGGTTACAGCCATGCCTTTGCCTTCCCTGCCCTGGCGATCGGTGGACCCGTCGCCCTCTACCGCGGACGCACCGACAAGAACCCGACCCGCGACTTTGCCGTCCAGGGCCGGGAAGTTGCCGTCAACTCCGCCGAATGCTGGGGTACCTTCGCTCTCCGGGTCTCGCCGGAAGCCTGGCCAGCGGCTTTCCGTCTGGGCTTCACCTGCTGGCTTTCGGCCAGTTTCGCGGTTCCCGTCACGCATGATGCCACCCTCGCGGCTGACCTCGAGCAGGCGGCGATCGGCACCCCGTCCGAAGGCGGCCGTGGTGGTCTTATCGGCCGCGCCATCGCGATCGACGCGTCACGATCTGGCGGTGTTGCGCCGATCCTTGCGGATGATCCGTTCACGGCCGTTCATCATGGCACCGACAGTTGGTCGGGTGGCGGCTCCGGATGGTGATGCGCCCTGGCACCTATCAGGCGAGCTGCAACGCCGGCGAACTGGCGCCGGAGCTGCACGGCAACACCGGCCTGAAACAATTCTATTCCGGGCTCGCCGCCGCCGTGAACATTCAGCCGGTTCCCCAGGGTGGCTTTGATCTGTTGCCGCGTACCCGCTTCGGCGCCGACCTCGGCACTGTGGCCGGAGCGAGCAAGGTCTTCGCCTTCACGGTCTCGCGCGATGCAGCCTACATCGTCGTGCTCGAGGCGGGACAGGCTCGCATCTTCCTCGGCGGCGTGCTGGTAGGAACGCTAGCCATGCCCTACGCGGCCGCCGACGTGCCATTGGTCAAGGCCACGCAGCGCCGCGAGACCATGATCCTGTGGCACGAAAACTACTCGCCGCGCCGCATTCTCCGCGTCACGTCGGCGCCGACCTGGTCGACCGATGTTCTCCCCTGGGACAACGTGCCGGAGGTCGATTACGGCGGGGTCTACACGAACGTAGACGAACAGTGGGTGGTGCGCCTGCAGTGGACCTCTGGCGCGACCGTCGTCGGAACCGGCTTTACGCTCTCCGTCGACGGCGATGCCACACTCATGGTCACCATCAGCGCCAGTTGGGCCGATACGGCCGCCGCCATGGCGACCGCGCTCGACGGCCTGGCCGGTCTCGATGACGGAACGGCCGTCACAGTCGGCGCCACCGGCTCGCTCTATCAGGAGTTCACTGTCACCTTCTCTGGCGGTCGAAACAGCGGCAACAGCTTCACTCTGTCCGGCGAGTTCATCAATGAAACAAACTTTGCGCTGACGACCGCCCGCACCCGCAAGGGGTCGATCGGCGGCGAGGCAGTCATGTCGGCAACGCGGGGGTATCCCCGCTGCGGCGGCTGGTATCAGGATCGCCTTCTGTCGGGCGGTTTCCGTTCGAAATCGACGGCCATCCTCGCCTCGCGCACGGCGGAATACTTCGACCTCAACACCAAGCTCAACACCGATAGCGGCGCCATCCTGATCAACCTCGATGCCGACGGCGGCGAGGAGGTCTTGCACCTGGTGCAGGGTGCCTATTTGGGCATCTTCACGAGCTACGGCGAATATCACCTCTCCGACCGCGCCTTGAAGCGCAACACCGCACCCAACATCGTCCGCTCGAGCACCAACGGCAGTTCGCGGCGATGCCCGCCGGTGCTGCAGGAAAACTCGATCCTCTATGTGTCGAGAGAAGAAAACGTCATCTACGCGGCGACCTATGACGCGGTGTCGACGACGTTCACCTCCGAGCCGCTGTCGATCCTCTCGTCGCATCTCATCACGGGAATCTGCGGCGCCGATCTGCAGGCCAGCCAGTCGGCAACCAACGCCCAACGCTATCTTCTGCCGCGTGACGACGGTCTCCTCGTCGTCGCCTGCCTGATCCGCAATCAGGATGTGCAGCCGTTCGTTCGCTGGATCACCGATGGCGCCGTCCGGGCGGTGTGCGTCGACGGTGCGAACCGCGTCAACCTGATCGTTGACCGACAGGTGGGCAGCGCCACTCGCCGCTTCCTCGAGATCATGGACGACGCGCTTCTGTTCGATGCGGCTGTAACGCAGACGTTCGGCGCGCCGGTATCAGTGGTCAGTGGCCTGACGATGCACGAAGGCGCCGAAGTATGGGCCGACGTTGACGGATACATCGAGGGGCCGTTTGTCGTCGCCGGCGGCGCCATCACCCTCCCGACACCAGGCTCGATCATCACAGTGGGCAGGTGGACGCCGCCACTCGTGACGACGCTGCCGCTCGCTCGCGACATCGGCGGCCGCAACGTCCTGAAGCGTCCGGCCCGCGTCCACACGGTGCAGCTCGATCTGATCAAAACGACCTCCATCGCCATCGGCGCCAACGGGGCGCCAGCGCGCGACGTCCCGCTCGCCCGCGCAGGCGACCGGGCGGACCATCCCCAAGCACCAGTCACCCGCGAACTGGTGGTGACCGGCCTCAGAGGTTTCTCTCCTGACGGTCAGGTCACCATCACCCAAGTTCGGCCTGGCCGGCTGCAGGTGCGCGACATAACCATTCAGGCGAGGCAATGAGATGACGGAGTTTGTTACCGCCATTTTCTCAGCGGCCGGTCAGGCCGTTTCTTCCGTGGCAACAGGCGTCGGTAGTCTCTTCTCGGGATCGACCGGCGCGGCGACGGCCGCCGGCGGCGCTGCAAAGTCAGGTTTTTCCTTTGCCTCAGTGCTGCAGGGCGGCATGGGAGTGTTGTCGGCCATGTCGGCTCTTCGGGCCGGCCAGGCTCAGTCTGAGATGTATCTCTCCCAGGCCGCCGACACGCGCCTTGATGTGACGCAGGAGGCGATCGACGCCACCGATCGGCAGACAGGTTTGCGCAAGCAACTCCTGGCGGCTCTCGGCGAACGCGATACGGCCTATGCGGCGTCGGGTGTCGACCTGTCGTTTGGAACGCCTGTTCAGGCGCGGACGGAAGCCGTCCAGGACGCGAACGACGCGATCTCGGTCGACCAGTCGAACTCCGATCTCAGGAAGAGCCGCCTTCGCTCGAGGGCGGCTGGCTATGAGGCCATGGCCGCCGATGCCAAGAGCGCAGGCTCCGCGAAGGCGGCCGGCATTCTCTTCGACACCGGCATCGATCTATTCAAGCGGGGGCAGTGATGGCCAACCAGCGCGGCAGCGGCGTTCCGATCTCTCCATTCGAGCCGCAGGTGAGCCGCGATCGGCAGCTCATCCCGAATGTAGTTCCGGCGCTGCAGGCGCCCGAAGTCGCATCAGCGGTGACCCAGCGCATGGCCGATAGGGTCGGCGCGCTGGCTGACCAGCTCGCCCAGGACGCCGGCACCAGGGCCGGTCTTGCCGCCGGTGCAGATCCGGGGTTCCGCCCGACAAACGGCTTCACCATCCGCGATCGCGCCTTCGACCGCGCGGCAACCGACACCTACATATCGAACCTCTCCGCGAGATTCTCGTCTGAGGCGCTCGACATCTTCGACAAGCACAAGGATGATCCGGCCGGCCTGAAGGCCGCCTATGACGGCCTGGTGCAAACCTATCGTCAGCGCGACGTGTTCCCGGAAATCGACGGTGCCTTCACTGCCCAGGCGACGACACTCGGAACGACGTTGCGCAGATCGGCCTTGTCGGGCTGGGAAACCAAGACGAAGGATCAACAGCAGGCCGCGCTGATCGGTGACTTGTCGACGCGTGACGCGGCCGGCCAGCGGCTCATTGCGCTCGACCCTCACGCTCCGGAGGCCGAGGCCTCATACATGAGGCTCAAGGACGAGAATGTCGCCAACATCCGCGGTCTGATCGCATCCGGTGCCCTCACGTCCGTTCAGGGCGAGAAGATGATCATCGATGCGGAACAGAACGCCCAGGTGCAGCTCGCCATGGCGCGCGCCTCGACGCTGCCGACATCGACAGATGTCGAGACCTATCGTCAGCAGTTGCGACAGAAGTTCGGCGCCGGCGGCATCCCCGGCCTGACGGACTGGCCCTCGCTCGATGCTGCCCTCTCGTCCCTTGCGACCAAGAAGCGGACGGAAACCGACGCCGCGCTCCGGACCTACCAGTCCGACCTCAACGATTATCTGTCTCGGGCTCAGACCGGCGCGGGATCGCCCTCCGATTGGGCGATGCTCGAGGCGCGCGCCCAGTCGCTCGGCCCCGCCGCGCTGCAGGCCGCTGACCTTACGCGCCGAAAGCTGGCCGGCGCGAAGATTCTCGGAAGCCTGCCCCCTGACGAGGCGGCCGCCTATCTTGATGGCCTTCGGCAGCAAAGCCGAGAGACCGCCGCCGGCACGTCCTCTCTCCGCCCCTACCTCACGCCCGACAAGGACAACTCGGCCGTCGACCGCCTTGCGCCTGGGTTTCAGGGCGCACTGGCGACCATGCTTGGCGCCTTGCCGCCGGAGCTGCAGGGAAAGGTTCGAATCTATTCCGGTTATCGGACAGTCGAGCGGCAAGCGGAGCTTTGGCAGGACGCACTCAAGAAATACGGCTCGGCCGCTGAGGCTCGCAAGTGGGTCGCTCCTCCCGGCCGGTCCAACCATAATCATGGGGTCGCCGTCGACCTCAAGTTCGGGTCGGACGACGCGCGGAAGTGGGTCCACGATAACGCCGATCGCTTCGGGCTTACGTTCCGGTTGAGCAATGAGGACTGGCACATAGAGCCCAAAAACGTGGCCCAGTCAGCTGTTGCCGGAGGTGCTGATTTCACAAATCCCCCAGGGCTCGTCGAGCGCGGGAACATCGATCTCCTGTCTCGACCCGTAGTCCGCAACCCTGATGGTTCTGTGAGCACCGTTCGCAGCCTTTCGTTCGAGGAAGACGGAAAGGAGATACTCATCCCGACCGTTTCCGACGATGGGAAGCTGCTGTCGGACCAAGAGGCTATTGACCAGTTTCACCAGACCGGCCGTCACCTCGGCATGTTCGACAGTGTCGCCAGCGCCGACGCATACGCCCAGGCACTCCACCAGCAGCAGGAAGCGCTCTACAGCCGTCCGTTGGCAGCGACGGCGGCGAATGCGGAGCTGATCGACTATCTCGAAAAGCTCGACAATCAGAACCGCCAGCTGGTCTCCACGGACCCGCTTGCCGCTGCAGCCCAGAACGGAATGATCTCGGCGATTGTGCCCGTGGACTTTGCCGCTGGAACCGACGAGGTCGCGGCAGCCTTCAAGCAGCGTGTCGCACAGGCCGACGCCGTCGCCAGCGCCTATCGGCGCGCGCCGCAGTACATCAGGCCGGAGGAAAAGGCCGTCCTGGTCGGCCGCATCCAGAAGGGCGGTGACGAGGCCCTCTCGGCGCTTATGGGCGTCATCAAGGGCGCCGGCACCGCAACGCCTGCCGTCCTCAAGGAAATATCGGTCGACGCGCCGGCGATGGCGCACGCCGCGCTAGTCGCCATGTCCACCGGCGACATCACCTTCAGCCGCCAGGTGGCCGAGGCCGAGAAGATGCGCGCCGAAGGCGGCGCCCTGCCGCAGCCCGACGCGGGGACGGTCGATCCCGTCGTGGTCAGCGAAATAGGAACCGCCCTAGGATCGCTCGATCCAGCCGAGATGGCACGCACCCGCGCGGCCGCCCTTGACTGGGCGACGGTGCAGATCGCGCGACGTGGCCTTGATGCCAAGGCATCTCCCGAAGTGTCGAACATCATTCAGGAGGCCCTGCAGCGAGCGCGCGGACAGACGAGAGTTGGCGATCAGGCGTTCGGCGGGGTCGGCTCTGTCTCCTACGGCGGCGGCTACTTCACAGACAACGTCAAGGTGCAGTTGCCTCCCGACGTGAAATCGGACCGTTTTGAAGACGTCTTGAATGCCATCACCGACGACGATCTAGCCAAGCTGCAGGACCCGCCGGTCTCGCCTGACGGCAAGCCGTTGAAGGCGGCCGATCTTCGTCGCAACGCGCCCTTCTTCGCACCCGGTGGCTATCTCTTCGGCATGCCCGACCCGGCCACCGGTGGCGGCGTGCTCGTCATGGCGCGATCGGGCGCCCCCTTCGCGCTTCCGTTTGACCAGCTGCGGCCGACCCTTCGCAGCCGCGTTCCCGATGCTTTCAGGTGACGACATGGATACGTTCTCGCGGCTAAGCCCCAGCTTCATCGAGGGCGTTCGCCCCTATGACCCCGAAGCCGATCGGACCTTCGGCGAGCAGCTGGGGCGTCTCGGCTCCGGCCTCATTTCCCTGCCGTCCGATGTGATGGGCGGCGACACCAGCTGGCGCCGGGTTGTCGACGCGGCCAAAGAGCAGACGCGCGCCGTCGACGTCGTCACGTCGTCGCGTGCTGTTCGCGAGGATTGGTTCACCTCGGCCGCCGATCGCATCAAGAAGGTTTCCGGCGTCGACATTCCGCCGCCCTCTCTGGCGGTGACCTTCGACCCGACCAATCTCGATTACGCCTCGGTGTTCGAGCGCGGCACGATGACCAACGCGCAGCTCGAAGACGAGTTCTTCCGCAAGGTTCGCGAGCTTGCCGGCCAGCATCCCGACCTTGCGGACATCACACCAGACCGCCTGCAGGCCGACATGTCCGGCCGTGCCCAAAAGGCCGAGGCCAGCTCTAAAGCGGTCTGGGAAGATTTGTCCGTAAACCCTTGGATCAAAGGCGCTGCGACGTTCTGGGGCAGCACCAAAGGGGCGTTTGAGGCAGGCGATCCGGCCACCCTCGCGGCGCTTCTGCTTCCAGCTGGCGGCAAGGGGGCGACGTTGCTCGGCCGGCTGACATCGAGCTTTCTGACCCAAGCGGCCGTTGGCGCTGGCGTGTCCGCAGCGTCGCAGCCGGCCGTGCAGGCCTGGCGCGAGGAGGTCGGCCTTCCCTCCGGATGGGAAGAGGCGACCCAGAATGTCGCCATGGGCGCTCTGATCGGCGGCGTCGGCGGTGCTACCGTCCACGCCGGCGGCGAGGCTGTCGGCGTCGCCTGGCGCGCCGCCAAGGGGCTTGCGAGCCGTGGCGTCAAGGTGACGCCCGACATGGAGCAGGCTCTGCATTGGGCCGGCGAGATGGACGCCGCCAATGCCGAGATGCGGGCGGCCCGGCCGGCGACTGTTACCGAGCACGCCGGAGACTCGATTCTCCGCGACGGGCTCGCCGCTGTCGATGATCCGGCCGCGCCGTTGCCGCTGGCCGATGCGCCCATCGCCAGCGGCGTCACCGACGACCTCGCACGCGAAGCGCTTGCAGGTACCCCCTCGCTCGAGGAGGCACTCGCCAGGGTGACTGCTACGCCGGAGGTGCTGCAGAGCGCGCTCACCTCGGCCGATCCGAGCATCCGAGACCTTGGCCGCATCGCCACCCTCGACCCGTCCATCCAGCGGCGTGTTGTCGATGGCGAGTTGCCGGCCGGGCACGCTGCCGTGGTGGCCGCGACGACTGACGATCCCGCGCTGCAGGCGGCGGCAGTAGCCGCCATCACGGAAGCCAGACCCGTGACGGTAGCTGATGTGCGAAGGATCGCGTCAGATGTCGTTTCTGCTGAAAGGGCTGTCTCGTCAGAGGCGGCCATGCAGCGTTCGGCGCCGTTCGGCCCTCGCATCGATGCCACCCCCGAGACTTGGGTCGACGCTGTTGATCATGCGAGATCGATGGGCAATGGCGAGATTGTCGGCGCCCTGCAGCATCCGGACCTTGGTTCTATCGATGCGCCCTGGGGGATCGCCGAGAAGTACGGCCTGGCCCACATCGCCAGCAAGCACCCCGAAGTGAACATCGCCGAGCTGCCCGCCATCATAGCGAGGGCCTCGGTCGCTCAAAGAACCGCGCGCCGCGCCACTCTGTTCGACGGCACAACGGAGCTTGGGATCAAGCTCACATTCGAAGACGACCTTACGGGCGCGTCGATTGGCAAGCGTTGGCTGGTGACAGCCTTCGAGCCCGACGGGCGGACGAGAACACGGTTTGAAGGAAAGAGCCGGCCTGAAGCGCATCCTAGCCAAGCTTCAGTATCTCAGGCGACAGCGGACGACCTCTCGCCACCGGCTACCGAGAATATACGCTCCGCCTCGACGGACATCAAGGACGCGGTCCCGATGCTCCGAGACGACGGAACCGTCGAGATCATCAGTCGCGCCGATCTCGAGCGCGTCGCCGATCGCGAGAAGTGGCTCGGCGACGTGATTAATGCTTGCAAGGCCTAGTGCATCCACTCGCTTGACGGGAACCCAATCCTCATCCTTCATCTGGCAAACTCTGAGCGGGAGCCCAAAAGTGAAGAGCACAACTTGGATCGACATTACGGTGGGGATTTCGATTGTCATCGCGGTGATTTTCATCGCCGTTTTCGTGTCCGCTTTGGTGTCATTGTTTGCAGTTATGCCGAGGAACTTTCTATACTCAGTCAGTATGCCAATACCTCAAACTATAGATGTAACCGCGCTATTGGCGTCATTAGTTTTTATTTGCATAATTATCCACATATTCTCAAGAGAGATATACAGCAAAAAACTTCATGTTTGGTATGATTACTCATTCAATTTACTTTCTTTTATAAGCGTAATTTCGATATGCTACGTCGCACTATCGGATAGAAGTAATTTCTACGCCCAATCGGAACGATTTCGTAGAGTTTCTGTTGATATAGCGACTATTGATACAACAAAATACTACAACAATAATTGTACGCTGGGGCGAGAAAATTTCAGATCATTCTGCTATTCTCTATCTAGAATACAACGCGATCTAGGAGAAGGTACGTGCGAGACGATTAACATCCGTCAACTAAAGCTCGATATAGATGAAATAACGCCTTCATTTTGGAGCGAATTCGTTGTTTATGATGAAATCGGAATAGCCGACTATAATGCATACTATAATTATGTAACAGAGTTGATGTTTCTCAAAAATAACTGCATAGATATGCTTAATATAGGGAATGGATTCGAGAGATTTATAGAGAGATTCTCCAAATGGAACCTTGTTGTTTTCACAGCATCGATTGCCGCATTTGCGACGGCGGGAAAGTTATCTCTGATTACCTACAAGGCATTCGCTGATGACAAGGGAGCATAAGGATGGCCTTTTCAGACTGCATCGCCTCGGCCCGCGATCAGGGCGCCCTGACGCCAGACGAGGCCGATGATCTGATCCGCCGCTATGAGGAGCACGTCCGCGCCCATGCCGGCAACGCCGCGCCCGGCGGGCCGGAAGCGGCCGCCAAAGAGGCGCTGGCGCGCGAGATTTCCGAAGAGGCCGCCCGCAAAAAGTTCATCGCCGATCTGTCGGCCGACGTCTCTGCAGAGATCCGCGACCACCTCGACACCTTCACCGGCCCTGACGGGAAGCCGGACGTCGCGCGTGCGGCCGAAGCTCTTATCGAGAACAGAAACAACCAACTCGGTGGCACGCGGTCGGTCGTCGGGCAGCGTGACGCGCTGATCGGCCGCGCCCATGGCACGCTCGAGCGTCACCTTTTCGAGTTTCGTCGGCGCTGGCTGACCGGCGCGCGACGGAACAGGGCCCGCCTCGAGCACACAGTCGATGAGGCCTTCGGCGTCGCCACCGGCGACGATGCCGCGCGTGGCTGGCTCGATGCCTGGCGGCAGTCCGCCGACGAGCTTGTCGACCTATTCAACGCCGCCGGCGGCAACATCCAGAAAATGGAAGGCTACTTTCCGCAGTCGCACGACGCCCGGCGCATTTCGACCGTAGGCCAAGCTGAGTGGAAGGCCTTCATCAAGCCCCGCCTGGCGCTCGACAAGATGGCCGACCCTCTGACCGGCGAGGCGCTGTCGCCCGAACGGCTCGACGAAGCGCTCGACGTCATCTGGCGCCGGATCGTCACCAATGGCGCCAGCGAGATGGAACCGAGCACCCAGGCACGCGGCCGAGGCGCCCTCGCCAATCAGCGCCAGGAGGAGCGGTTTCTGCACTTCAAGGATGCCGCCTCCTGGCGGGAATATGCCCAGGCCTTCGGAAACCCGGATGTCTATGCGGTGATGATGGATCACCTGCACGGCCTCGCAAAGGATACGGCCGCGCTCCGGGTGCTCGGTCCGAACCCGAATGCCACCGTCGAATGGCTCCGCCAGGTGATAGATTCGGAAGCGGCAAAGGCGGCGATCGGCGAGCCCTCGCTTTATCGCGGCACGGCGGCACCTGGCCGAAACGGCGAGTTGTCGACCGGCTCCGATCGCCTCGAGGATCTCTGGCGCCTGGCGAACGGTGCCGTGACGACGTCCTCGATCAACGTCGAGGCCTGGGCATCAACCTCCATGAATGTGATCACGGCCGCGAACCTTGGCGGAACGGCGCTGACGTCGCTCCTGGGCGACCCTGCCCAGCAGTCCTGGGCGGCGCGCTTTGCCGGTCTGCCCGCCTTGCGCGCACTGGCGATGCTGCCCCGGCAGATACTTTCCGGCGCTTCCAAACGCGACGTCGTGCGGGCCGGAGTCGTCATGGCCGATGCCATGGACAACCTGCAGACCAACTTCCGCCACCTGTCCTGGGCGGCTCGATCAAAGGAGGCGACGCAGTATCTCCCCGATCGCGTGTTCGCCTGGTCGGGCCTGACGCCGCTCACACGTGCCGAGCGCCGCGCATCGGCGCTCAACATCATGTTCGAGGCCGGCGATCGCGCATGGCAAACCCTCGACGAGATCGCGGCCGACGGCGTCGCTGGTGATCGCTTTGCCCGCTGGCTGCGCGGCACCGGCATCGACGCCGCCACCTGGGACCTGATCCGCTCGGTCAAGGGCAGCAGCCAGGGCGAGGCCGGACGCACCATCGGTCCGGCCGATCTCTACAGGGCCGCCGGCGGAGCTGATAGCCCCATGTTCGACGCCGGCCTCCGCTGGTCGGAAGCGGTTCACGCCTTCGTCGAGGAAGCCGTTCCGGAAGGGACGGCCCGCGCTCGCCGTGCCATCGGCCGGGCGAACAAGCGGGGCACCGTCGTCGGCGAGTTTTATCGCCAGTCGCTTTCCTACATGACCTATCCTGCCGGCGTCATGATGTCGCTGGTGAGGGCGTCGGCGCTCGAGCTGTCGGCCGGCAAGTGGCGCGGTGCCGCGTTCATGGCGTCCGCCTTTCTGTCGCTCTCGGCCGCCGGTGCGATGATCACGCAAATGAAGGCGCTCCGGCGCGGGGAAGACCTCGAGCGCGTCGACCAGGCGAGCTTTTGGGTTCGGTCGATCGCCCAGGGCGGCGCCCTCGGCTTCTACGGTGACTGGCTCCTTGCGGACTATCGACGCGGTGTCGGCGATGCGGTCTCGCGCTTCGCCGGCCCTATCGGGAACGCGGTGGTCTCGGGCATCGCTGCCACCGGCGGCTTTCAGAGTTTCTCAGAGGATTATGACGTCAACACCGGGGCGCGCTTCGTGCGCCTGGCGCGCAACACGATCCCTGTTCAATCCATGTGGTGGCTCCGGCCGGTGGCCGATCGCCTGGTCTGGGACCGGCTGCAGGCGATGGCGGACCCGAAGACGCCGCGTGCCTGGCGTCGCAAAGCGGTCGAGCTGGCAAAGCAGGGACGCGGCTACTACTGGCCGCCCGGCCAGGCAACGCCCTCACGCATGCCGTCTCCTGCGAGATAGCCCGCTTAACACCCCCGTCGGTCGGCGATCCTTGGCATGCTGCAAGGGATCGCCGACATGTCCACGAATCTCCCCATCGTCCGCGACACGCGCGTTCGCGACCGCCTCGCGACCGCTGGGCAGACCGTCTTCACCTTCGACGCCCCGTTGTTCGACGCCGCCGATCTCAAGGTGTTCGTCCAGGCGGCGCCAGGCGCGCCGTTCATCGAGCGCGTGACCGGCTTCACTGTCGCCCTCCTCGAGGACAACGCCGGCGGCGAGGTCGCGTTCGCCGCCCCTCCCCTTGCTGTTGGTGGCGCCGGCCCGACCGTCGTTCGCCTGAAAGGTCAGCGCACCCATGAACGGCTAACCGACGTGACGCGCGGCGGCGTGGTTCGGTCGGTATCGCTCGAGGCAGAGTTCGACCGCGCGGCCGTCGTCCTGCAGGAGCTGCGCCGCGACGTCGACGCCGTTGTCGGTGCCGTCGACCAGGTCGTCGAGACGGTCGCTGGCGCGGTCGAGACGGTCACCAGCACGGCGGCCGCCATCGTGGAAACCGCGGCCATCGTCAACACCAAGGCCGACGACGCGGCCGACGCGGCCGGGCTGGCCGATCGCCTCGCCAACGAGGCGCCGGGAACACCGGTCGGCGCCGGCTATTCCGCCCGCCACTGGGCGGCCTACGCTGAGTATCTCGCGGGCAGCCTTGATCTCGCTAACTACTCGACGACTGCCCAGATCTACTCGGCGCTTGAGAACTACGTGCTCAAGGCGCTGCTCGTGGTCGGCGGCCTAGGCGTCAAGGTCAATGGTGGCCTCAATGCCAATCTGTCGAGCACGCTAACCATTTCGCTCGACCTGTCCGAGAAAGCGCTTGCCCAGTCCGTATGGACGGCTGGCGTCTCGGCCGTTGAGGCGCCGATCAGCCCGGAAAAGCTCAAAGCGACAATCGCCGCCCTCATGCCGGCTCTGCCGGCTGGTCTTAAGGGTGTCCAAGTTATTACCGCGTCCGGCACCTACAACCCTACGCCGGGCGCGACCAAGGCGCTCGTGCTCGCTACGGGCGGCGGCGCTGGCGGCGTGGTGGACAACAACACGGTCGCAGGCGGCGGCGGTGGTGCCGGCGCTACTGTTATCGGCTTCCTCGACGCCGCCACTACCCCCGTCGTCGTGGGCGCTGGCGGCGCGAACGGCGGAAACGCTGGCGGCACTACCACCTTCGGGACGCTGTCGGCTGGCGGCGGCGCAAGCCTTAGCTCTGGCACTGGTGGAGCCGGCGGCCTTGGTGGCACTGGCTCGGGCGGTATCCTCGCCATTCCGGGCGGCGATGGCGCATCGGCGAGGACTAGCGGCTCCACTGCCGGCGGTCACGGCGGATCGAGCTTTTGGGGCGGCGGCGGTCGCGGCGGTTCTGGCGCAACCGGAGCGGCGCAAACCGGCAAAGCCTACGGCTCGGGCGGCGGCAGCGGCAGTAATGCCAGCGGAAACAGCGGCGCGTATGGCGCTGGCGGCGTTGTCCTCGTGTTGGAGTTCTAATTATGGTCAAGACCGCTTTTCAGCTCGACGCCTCGGGCCTCGTCGTCAATGCCGTTGTCCTGACCGACGACGCGAACCCTGCCGATTTCGGCGTGGTCTCCGGGCCGGAGCACGTCGGCATTGGCTGGTGGTTCGTCGATGGCGTGTGGATGCCGCCGCAGCAGCCGCCGGCCACGCTCGACGATCTCCGCGCGGCCAAGGTCCGGGATATCGAGGCGCGGGCCGAAGCTCGCCTGTCGATCGGCGCCCCGGTCAGCGACGGCCTGCATATCGCACTCGATGACGGCTCGCGCGCCGACCTGACCGCCATGGCGGCCACCGCGACGGCGGCGGCTAGCGGCGCCGTGACATGGCCGGCGAGCTACTCGCGCGGCTGGATCACCGTCGAAAACACCCGCATCCCCCTCCCTGTTCCGGCCGCTGGGCTCGCGCTCGCGGCCGTGGTCGGTGACTGGTACGCGCGTGTCGTCCAGCACCGGCGCGACCTCAAGGACCAGGTGCTCGCGGCCGCCGACGAGGCCGCACTTGCTGCGATCGACATCACCGCCGGCTGGCCGGCCTGACAGGAGAGACCATCATGGACTTGCAGATCTTCGAGGCCGCCAAGAAAGCCGGCGAGGCCTACGGCGTTCCGGCCGCCTGGGTCGCGGCTGTCATTGCCAAGGAAAGCGGCGGCCGGGTTTTCGGCTCAGCCCTCTCGCCGCAGCGCCCCATCATCCGTTTCGAAGGGCACTACTTCTATCAGCGCCTCAAGGGTGGCGACCTGGCCGAGGCTGTCCGTCATGGCCTGGCCTCGCCCAAGGCCGGGGCGGTCAAGAACCCGGAAGACCAGGATCGCCGCTGGGCGGACCTCTACCGGCCGGCCTGCGACATCGATCTTGCCGCCGCACAAGAAAGCACCTCCTGGGGCGTCGGCCAGGTGATGGGCGCGCACTGGAAGCGGCTCTGCTATTCCAGCGTCGGCGATCTCGTCAAGGCGGCCTGCAGCGGCCTCGACGGACAGGTCGATCTGATGATGCGGTACGTCCGCGAGTTTGGCCTCATCGACGAGCTGCAGCGCGGCGACGCACTCGGGTTCGCGCGCGGCTACAATGGCCCGAAGACGCCGGCCAGCTACGCCCGCGACATCGAGCGCCTGGCGCGCGACTTCGGCGGCGAGGTGAAGACAGACGACGTCGCCGGCATGCTGCGCATGGGCATGCGCGGCGCCAAGGTTCGCGAGCTGCAGGCGCTCCTGAACCGTGCCGGCTCGGCCGTGAAGGTCGATGGAGACTTCGGCCCGGCCACCAAGACGGCTCTGCAGGCGATCCAGCGCAAGAGCGGGATCACTGCCGACGGTGTCGCCGGGCCGGAGACCATGCAGGCGCTGGCCGCCTATCGTGTCGCTCCGGACGAACAGCTCGGCACCGTGCCGGTACTCGACACCACGGAGGCGCGCCAGGGCACGGCCGCCGCCATCGTCGGCGCGACCGGTCTCGGCGTGCTCGACAAGGTGCAGCCTTATGTCGACCAGATGCAGTCGGCGGCCGACAAGCTCGGCGGCCTCTCGGCGCTGTCGCCGATCGCCAGCTACGCGGCCACCGGCCTGACGATCCTCGCGGGCCTCGCCGTGGCTGGCGGCATCATCTGGGGCGCCGTCGGCTGGCTCAAGAGCAAGCGCACGACGGGGTGGGCGTGATGGCTACCCTCGCCTTCGCGGCCAAGCACTGGCGGGCGTGCCTGGTGGCGCTGGCCGTCCTCGCCGCACTGGTGGCCGCCTGGTGGCTTATCGATCTGGGCGGCGACCTTGAGAAGGCGAAACAAGATCGGGCGTCTACGGCCGCCTATGAGCAAAGGACGCGGATCGATGAACACCTGCAGAAGAAATCGCCTCGCGAGCTGTGCCTTGATGCTGGCGGTAGCGGTGGGTGCGCCAGGCTGTCAGACGTCCCCTAA